AACTGATGGTGAAGAACTATCGGAAGAGTTTAAACAAAAAGCTTCTACTATATTTGAAGCTGCTGTTAAAGCAAAACTTGTTGAAGAAATAGAAAATTTAGAGAGCGAATACGAAACTAAGGTTAATGAGAAAGTTGAAGAAACTAAATCAGAAATCGTAGAAAAAGTTGACGCTTACCTAAACTATGTTGTCGAGGAGTGGATGAAAGAAAACGAATTGGCAATAGAAAAAGGTTTAAGAGCTGAGATTACTGAAGATTTTATCGGTGGTCTTAAATCTTTATTTGAATCTCACTACATCAATGTTCCACAAGAGAAGTATGATGTGATTGAGGCTCAGACTGCTGAGATAGAGAAGTTAAAAGAAGAAGTTAACCAAACTATTGAGAAAAACGTTGAGTTAAATCAGGCAATCGGTCAACACGTAAGAGCAGATATTATCAATGATGTATCATCTGATCTTGCTGAAACTGAATCTGAAAAACTTAAAGGTTTAGCAGAAAGTATTGAATACAAAGACGCTGACAGTTTTAGAACAAGTATAGAAACATTAAAAAATTCTTACTTCCCTAAAACAAAAGCGAGTGATAACGAATCTAATGAAGTAGCAGAAAACAATGCTGGCTCTATGAATGAGTCAATGGCTGCATATACTGCTGCAATTAGTAAATCAAAGAAAAACCCATACGTAAAGTAAGGGTTAGTTAATTAACTAAAAAGAAGGAGAGATAGAAAAATGTTTTTATCTGAATCAATGCAAAACAAGTGGCAGCCCGTTTTAGACCATCCTGATCTTCCTGAGGTCAAAGATAGTTATAAAAGAGCCGTTACTTCAATGATATTAGAGAACCAAGAAAAGTCGCTTAAAGAAGACGCTGCTTTCTTATCAGAAGCTGCGCCAACTAACGCAACAGGTTCTTCAATACAAAACTGGAATCCTATTTTAATTAGCTTAGTAAGAAGAGCAATGCCTAACCTTATCGCATACGATATCGCTGGTGTTCAACCTATGTCAGGCCCAACTGGTCTGATCTTCGCAATGAGAAGCAGATATGCCTCTCAAAGTGGTGGTGAAGCTCTTTTTGACGAAGCTGATACAGACTTTAGTGGTAGAAATGCTGCTGGATCATCTGTAAATGCTAAAACAGGCCCAGCACAAACTGGTGAAAACCCAGCTGTTCTTAATGACTCAATCGGTACTTCTACTGGTTACACAACTGGTACTGGTATGACTACTGACTATGCTGAAGCACTAGGTGATGCTTCCACTAACGCATTTGCTGAAATGGCATTCTCAATTGAGAAGTCAACGGTAACTGCGAAAAGCAGAGCATTAAAGGCTGAGTACACTATGGAATTAGCACAGGACCTTAAAGCAATTCACGGCTTAGACGCTGAAACTGAATTGTCTAACATATTATCTGCTGAAATCTTAGCTGAGATCAACAGAGAAGTAGTTAGAACAGTTTATAGAACTGCTGAAGTAGGTGCTGCTGATAATGACAACTCACACGCTGCAATTAACACAACAACTGCTGGTATATTTGACCTTGACACAGACTCTAATGGTAGATGGTCTGTTGAAAGATTCAAAGGTCTTATGTTCCAACTAGAGAGAGATGCAAACACAATCGCTCAGAGAACCAGAAGAGGAAAAGGTAACATGATTATCTGTTCTTCAGATGTTGCCTCTGCATTACAAATGGCGGGTGTTTTGGATTACACTCCTGCATTAAACAACAACTTAAACATTGACGATACTGGTAATACTTTTGCTGGTGTATTAAATGGTAAGTACAAAGTTTACATTGACCCATATGCTGCTAACATGGCAAGCAATGCGTCACCTACTAAACAGTACTACGTTGTTGGTTACAAAGGAACTTCTCCATACGACGCTGGTTTATTCTATTGTCCGTATGTACCTCTACAAATGGTTAGAGCAGTAGGTCAGGATAACTTCCAACCGAAAATCGGTTTCAAAACTAGATACGGTATGGTTGCTAATCCATTTGCTGGTGCTTCTGCGTCAGGAAATATTACTGCTGACGGTGTTGGTGCAATCAACGCTAACAGATACTACAGACGTGTTCAAGTTACGAACATCATGTAATATTTGTTGAGAAACAAATTTAAGAAGGGCGCTTCGGCGCCCTTTTTTTTTAGCATAAATAAAAGTAGATTATGTTTTATACTGAAAGAATAACAATTTATAAAGAAATACCCATGTTGAAAAAAACACCATTTAAAGAGCTTCTAGGAATATTAGTAGTAGGTAGTATTATTACGTTATTAGCATTAGGTCTTAATTATTTAAATCCTAAGCCAAATGTATTAGAAGAATTAGAAGAAAAAATTAAAAAAGTAGAACAAAAAGAAATTGTTTTAACTGAACCTGAAAAACAACTAGAAAAACAAGCTACAGAAAAAGAATGGCAAGAAGTAGATAAACAAACAGATAAATAGCTGTATGACAGTAACAAACTCATACACTAGACAACCAACTAAACTGGACTATGCTAGTCCTACACAGTTTAAGTTTTCTATAATCAAGTTACCTAAAGTAGAATATTTTTGTACTACAGCAAATGTGCCTGGTATTACACTAGGTTCATCAGCACAAGCTACACCTTTTAAAGATATACCTATACCTGGTGATAAACTAGATTACGATACATTAAACATACAGTTTTTAGTAGATGAAAATTTAGAAAACTATAGAGAGATACATGGTTGGATGACTGGTCTTGGATTTCCTAAAGATCATTCACAATTTAGATCATTACAGGCTGCAGGATCAGACAGATATCCTACAACAACAAGCGAAACTTACAATAAAGAATTGGGACAAGTTGTAAAACAAACTTCAGATGATGGTGGTTTGTATTCAGACGCTACATTGTTTATATTAACAAGTAAAAACAATTCAAATATAGAAGTACGTTTTAGAGATATTTACCCAATATCATTATCTGGTTTAGATTACAATCAACAAGCAACAGATGTAAATTACTTAACAGCAAGTGTAACGTTTCAATATAAACTTTATGAGTTTGCTAATGTAAGTGGTAGTGACACATTAGAAACAACTACTTAATTATAACATATATAATATTATGACAGTACGTGTAAGACCTAGAGATTTAAAACTTCCCGAATATATGACAAGAGGTGGTCCAGGCGACCTATCAATGCCAGGTAACGTCAACACTACAGAATGGTGGCGACCTGAAAACATGTCAGAGCTTGGCAAAAAGAAAGCTGCTGAAAAAGGATCAATAGTAGAACAAGCAAAAAGTAAAGAAATATTTTGGTGTGGTATACCTTTTACACAATTATATAACGAAATAGATGGTAGATATCAAGCGTGTTGTTTTGCAGAACCTGATAAAGTTAGTACCATAAAAAATACTTCTTTAAAAGATTGGATGCACAAAAGTGCTTATATGAATGTATTGAGAAAAGAAATGACAACACCTATAAAGGAACAAAAAGATCCTTTAAAATGGACTAAAAAACTTTGTACAAGATGTGTTACAGATGAAGAAAAATATGGCAGATCCAGAAGAACAAATTGTTTAAAAATTCACACAAATAATCATTGGTTCTGGGACGACATTGAGCACATAGCAGATAGATTTAGAAAAACAGGTGAATATAAACTTGATAGAAGGGTATTAGAAATACAATTAAAGATATATGGCTCAGAGTGTAATTTAGATTGTTTTATGTGTCTTCATGCTAACTCAACTACAAGAATGAAAGTAGCAGAAAGTGGTGTATGGAACAATGAAATATGGACTGAAGAAAACGCAGGTGTTGGTATACAAGAATCAAACGAATTAAAATCAAAATATAAATTAGTAGGTAAAAAACTAAAGAAAGTATTAGAAGATAATACTCCAGGTTCTATAGAACAAATATTAGAATTAGCACCTTACACACGTAGTATAAAAATTATAGGTGGTGAACCACTTATTATGAAAAGACAATATGAGATGTTACAGGCCTTAATAGATAGTGGCGATTCAAAAGAAATTATTATAAAATTTCAAACAAACATGACAAAAATGGCAAGAGGTAAACATAATATGTTTAAGTATATACCCCATTTTAAACTTGTAACTATGGTTGGTTCTGTAGATGGTGTAGGTAAAACTATTGAGTATATGAGAAGAAGAACAGATTGGCCTGAACTAGTTGACAATATAGAAAAAATCAAAAAATATCCTAATGCAGTTGTAGATTTCAATGGTCTAGTTTCTTTTTTAAGTGTTATGAGATTTTATGAAGTTATAGATTGGTGCAAAGACAATCCTGTTATAGATCAAATCAATTGGGCTATGTTAGAAAACCCAAAACATTTTGCAGTACATAAT